AATTGCTCAAAGTCAATTACAACTAGCGCAATCAAATCCTCGTATGCATAATTTATACCAAGCGTATAGATCTATGTATGATGCGCTGGGTGTGAAAAATGTAAATGCGATCTTGCCACCGCCTGCTCCACCACAACCAATGGACCCGGCATTAGAAAATATTATGGCAACAAGTGGAAAACCGTTTCAAGCGTTTCCAGGACAAGACCACAAAGCACATATTGATGCGCATTTAGCGTTTATGTCTATCTCTATGGTACAAAATAATCCTGCAGCTATGATGAGTTTACAAAAAAACATACTTGAACATATTTCTTATATGGCACAAGAACAAATTCAGTTAGAATTTGTAGAAGAAATGCAAGAATTACAAATGATGCAACAACAATTACAACCAATGATGCAAAATCCACAAATGCAACAACAAATGATGCAAAATCCACAAGCAATTCAAATGCAACAAAGGATTCAACAAATAACTTCTCAAATTGAATCAAGAAAAGCCAAGTTAATTGCTGAAATGATGGTAGATTACGCTAAAGAAGAGGACAAAATTAGTTCTGAAGTAGGTGGTGATCCATTATTAAAACTAAAAGCACGTGAATTAGACATAAAAGCTAAAAACGATCAAGAACAAGCTATGAATAGAGAAGCAAGATTGGATTTAGACACTATGAGAGCAATGATGAACGACCAACAACACGATGAAAAGTTAGAACAGAACGAAGAACTAGCTGGACTACGTGCAGGAGTCTCTTTGGCTAAACAAACAATGGCTGATCAAAGCAAGATTCACGATTTCGGTAGAAATTTTAATAAAAAATAGATATAATCTACAACTTAAGGAGTTAACTATGGTTAAAAACAGAAAAAATGGTAGAGACAACGTAAAAGTTGTACCTGAACTTGGTGCTAACGCAAAAGGCGAGCAACAAGGTGGGATTCCAGTTGAAATGACTGATCCATTTACATCACAAACAGTAGATGTAAGAGGTACGAAGCGTATGCGACCAGATAAAAAACCTGTAAAAGCAACTTGGTACTAGTATGTGGTTATCAGCAATTAAATTAGCTGTCTCTGCTGGTAGTAAAATTTATGCTAACAAGCAGAAGGCAAAAGTCGCGATGTCTGATGCTCAACTGTTGCACGCAGAACGACAAGCTCGTGGTGAGGAAGCTTACCAGGGGAAATTGTTAGAGGCACGTCAAAACGATTATAAGGACGAATTTGTTCTCGTAATATTGTCTGCCCCTATAATTGTGCTCGCGTGGGGAGTCTTCTCGGAGGATCCTGGCGCTCTCGATAAAGTGAAAACTTTCTTCGAACATTTCGCGGCACTCCCGACTTGGTTCAGTACCCTTTGGATTTTAGTCGTCGGATCAATTTTTGGAATTAAGGGTACACAAATCTTTAAAAACGGAGGAAAAAAATAATGGCAAATCCAAGATTTAACAAACAAGTTGCTCAACCAAGAGGAATGAAAGTTGGTGGCAGAGTAAAAAAAATGGGTGGTGGAATGTCTACAAGAAGAAGAGATATGGCATCGGGTTACTATCCAGATGATATGGGTATGAAGGGTGGTGCAATGTACAAAAAAGGTGGATCTGTTAAAAAGAAAAAACAGGGCTACAAAGATAGAAAAGATGAATCTATCGCAATGAGAATAAAAAAGAAAAGAACTAAAAAACAATTAAAAGATTCAAGAGACGAGTCTTATGGTAAGTTTGGTTCTAAAGCTAAAAAATCTGGAAAAATAAACAAATAGTTTATGGCAAAAGATTTTATACAGAAGGCTATTAAAAAGCCGGGAGCTTTGCGTAAATCTTTAGGAATAAAGAAAGGCAAAAAGATTCCAGCTTCTAAATTAAAAGCCGCTGCGAAGAAAAAAGGTAAGCTAGGACAACGTGCTAGATTTGCTATGACTTTAAATAAATTAAGGAAAAAAACATAATGAAAAAATTAAAACCATTACCAAAAGGTAAAAAATCTAAAGGCTTAAAAAAACTTCCCAAACAAGTCAGAAATAAAATGGGCTTTATGAAAAAGGGTGGAAAAGTTAAGTAATGGCTAAACTTTGTCCTAAAGGAAAAGCTGCAGCAAAACGTAAGTTCAAGGTATATCCTTCAGCTTATGCTAATATGTATGCTTCAAAAGTTTGTAAGGGCAAAGTTAGAGCTAGTGCAAAGAATGGTGGTTTCATTGCACGAGGTTGTGGCAAAGTAATGTCAGACCGAAGAAAGAAAACGAAGATTGCCTAATGGGAGATTTAAAGAAATGGGTAAACGAGAAATGGGTGGACATTGGAGCTCCCAAGAAGGATGGCAAATATCAACCTTGTGGAAGAAAATCATCAACAGGTTCAAAAAGAAAATACCCGAAATGCGTTCCACTTGCGAAAGCCACACGGATGACAAAAGGCGAAAAGGCCTCTGCTGTCAAACGAAAACGAGCAGCTGGTAATCCTGGAGGAAAACCAACCAACGTAAAAACTTTTGTTAAGAAAAAAGATGGGGGGATGATTGAGCAAGCACAAAGAGATTACAGAGGTAGCTATATAGACGGCAGTTTAGGTGGAGTAAAAGTTTCAAACCCAAGTTTAAAAAAATATTATAAGGGGATGTTGTAATGAGAAAACAAGACAATATGCCTAAAAGAAACAAAAAAAACTTTAGACCTACGAAGTCTGGAGCAGGTATGACACGAGCCGGTGTTGCTGCCTATAGAAGAAAAAATCCCGGTTCTAAATTAAAAACAGCTGTGACTGGTAAAGTTAAAAAAGGGTCCGCTGCCGCTAACAGGCGAAAATCATACTGCGCAAGAAGTGCAGGTCAAATGAAAAAATTTCCTAAAGCAGCAAGAGATCCTAATTCTAGACTACGTCAGGCTAGAAAAAGGTGGAAGTGCTAGATCGATTTATTTATAACTGTTTTGCTAAACTTGATGATGCTATTGCATTTGTTGAAACGTATGTTATTAAAATGACAGAATGGTGTTGGCAGTCTAGAGTTAAACTGCTAAACAAAAGAAGAAAAAGGAAAAAATGAGAACAGCAATCATAGATGCATTAGAAGCTAGATATGAAGCTCAAATTTTAGAGGCTGACGCTACACTTAAAATTTACTTGGAAAATTCTGTAGGTATTGGAGAACATCCACAACACATAGATGAAGTAGATAAACTAATCGAAAAAATTGCAAATGCGGAAGAGAAAATAAAAGTGTTGCAACAATTCAAACTATAAGGAGAGAAGATGGACGATTTAGTAATAATAGATAAACTAAAAAAAAGAATCAATGCTACTGTTCAACAAATTGGAGACAATATGATGACTGGTGGGGTTGACAGTATGGAAAAATATAAGTATATGCTAGGACAGGCACACGCCTATCAAATAGTAATACAGGAAATCTCTAACCTGCTAGAACCAAAGGAGCAAAAAAATGAGCAAGGAAACGTTATCGACCTCGGAAAAGGAAGTCCCAAAAATTAAATTAGGTCTTCAAGATAAATACGAAGCAGAAAAAAAAGAAGAGTCTCACGCAAAAAGATTAGACGAAAATAATATTAAAGATGTAGAAGACCAGTTACCAGAACCGGTTGGATACAGGATTTTAGTTTTACCTTTTACACCAAAAGAAAAAACTAAAGGCGGAATTTTATTCTCTCAAGAACAATTAGATAAAGCAAGAATCGCAACTACTTGTGGTTATGTTTTAAAAATGGGAGATCTTGCATACGCGGATAAAGATAAATTTAATAAGCCGTGGTGTAAAGTAGGAGATTGGGTGATGTTTGCCAGATATGCTGGTGCACGTTTACCGATTGAAGGTGGAGAAGTGCGAATACTAAACGATGATGAAGTGTTAGGGACCATAGGTGATCCTGAATCAGTTCTTCATTACATTTAACAACATAGGAAGGAAACTATGCCAACAGAAAACGAAAAAACAGAAAGTCTAATTGACGTCGGTGAAGAACAAGGAGCCGAAATTAATTTAGATGATAAAGGTGAACCCGAAAAAGTTGAAGCGCCTGCTGAAGAAAAAATAGAAGTTGAAGAAGTATCTGAAGTTGACAAAACTTTTGAAAACGAAAGAGAAACTAAACTTGAAAAAAAAGATGAAGTTCAAGAGTACAGTGAAGGAGTACAAAAACGTATTGCTAAACTAACTCGTAAAATGCGAGAAGCTGAAAGACAAAGAGAAGAAGCTATTGCATTTGCAGAAGCCGCCCACAGACAAAAGAGTGATTTAGAAGGAAGATTATCTAAATTAGATAAATCTTACACTTCAGAATTTGAGACGAGAGTTAAAACAAATATGGCAGCAGCAAGACAAGCTCTTAAAACTGCTATTGAGTCTCAAGATGTAGACGGACAAATTGCAGCTCAAGAACAAATTTCTAATTTGACTATGGACGCCGCAAGATTGAACGCTATGAAAGCCGCTGAAGCATCTAAACCAGTGTCTAAAGAGGTTAATGTAACACCTCAACAAACAAGACAACCGACTCAATCTGACCCTATGGCAGAAGCCTGGGCGTCTGAAAACCCTTGGTTTGGTAATGATTCAGCAATGACTTATACAGCGTTTGATATACATAAAACGCTTGTAGAAAAAGAAGGTTATGATCCAAAATCTAAAGAATATTATGAAGAAGTTGACTCAAGAATAAGACTTGAATTTCCGCATAAATTTGATAAGATAGAGGGTAATACTACAGAAAGAGCCAGACCGGTTCAAAATGTAGCTTCAGCTAAACGTTCGGCTTCAACAGGACGCAAAAGTAAAACTGTGAAACTCTCACCGTCACAGGTAGCAATTGCTAAAAGATTAGGTGTGCCGCTAGAAGCTTATGCAAAACAATTAAAAATCACGGAAGGAGCATAAAATGGAAAATGAAAAAATAAAAACTTCTCGTGCGAGTCAAACTAGAGACAAAATTGAAGTCAAAAAAGTTTGGACTCCACCCAACTCACTTGATGCACCACCAGCGCCAACTGGATTTAGACATCAATGGATACGTTCCGAAATACTCGGAGCATCAGATGCTAAAAATGTAGCATCATCTTTGAGAGAAGGATGGGAGTTAGTTAGAGCTGACGAATATCCAGATACTCAATATCCAGAGATGACAGAAGGCAGATACGCTGGAGTTATTGGAGTGGGAGGCCTATTGCTGGCTAGGATACCAGAGGAGATTGCACTTCAAATCGATGCTTATTATAAAAAGCAAAACGATGCGAAAGAAGAAGCAGTTGAACACAATCTTATGAAGGATCAGCACCCAAGTATGAAATTCCAAAAGGAATCTAATACTCGTGTAACTTTTGGTGGTACAAAGAAAAGTTAATCTTTTAACTATTCCTATCCAACAAAATAAATTAAACTCGTACTGGAGGCCTTTCGAGGCAGGTACATAACAAGGAAAAAAAACTATGGCAAACGCAAGTACTACTGGATTTGGACTTCGAGCGATCAATACAGTTGGACAAACTCCAGCTACATCTGGTCAAGCGGAATACAGAATCCAAACAGCACCAGGCGTTGCAGTCAACAAAGGTGATCCTATGTCTACACAAGATGCAGGCAATCAAGGTTACCAACAAGACGCAGCGTTTACAGTTACAGATGATGGTGGAACAGGCGGAACAGGCTGGGCTAATAATGCAGACGCATTATTAACTGGTGTGTTCAATGGCGCATTTTTTATAGATGCATCAGGAAAACCTACTTTCAGCAATAACATTGTTGCAGGTCAAACTACATCAGTAAACTACAATAACGGTTCAAATGAAATTGAAGCGTTTATAATCAACAACCCGTTTCAGCAATATGAAGTGAAAGCGGATGCAGCTGTTGCACAAACCTTAATTGGTGGAGCAAACAACTTCAACGTAAATAACTACACTGCAACTGATAACAAAAGTGGTCAATCAATTACTACTTTAGATATTGGTTCAGCTGCTACAACGGCAATGTTTAAATTAGTTGCTTACGGCAATGATCCAGAAAATAAAGATTTCACCGCAGCTGGTGGAAATGTTATTGTTGCGATCGCTGGCGGCGCTGGTTTATACGCTTAATCTAGAATAAGGAGATAAATAACTATGGCTATATCAAGAGCACAACTAGTTAAAGAACTAGAGCCTGGTCTGAATGCTTTATTCGGATTAGAATACAAACAATACGGCGAGCAATGGTCTGAAATTTTCGAAACAGAATCATCTGACAGAGCTTTTGAAGAAGAAGTGATGTTAGCTGGTTTCGCAAATGCAAACGTTAAACCTGAAGGACAGGGTGTAACTTTTGACGATGCACAAGAAACTTTCACAGCTCGTTACACTAACGAAACGATTGCATTAGCATTCGCGATCACAGAAGAAGCTATCGAAGATAACTTGTATGACAGACTTGCGTCTAGATATACAAAAGCGTTAGCAAGATCTATGGCGTCAACTAAAAACATCAAAGGAGCGGCTGTATTAAACAATGCATTCGACGTAACTTTTGCTGGCGGTGACGGTGTATCTCTTTGTGGTAACGGAGCTGGTGGTGCAATTGTTAATCACCCAACTATGGCTGGTACTTTTGCAAACCAATTGCAAACACCTGCAGAGTTGAACGAAACTTCATTAGAACAGTCTTTGATTGACATCGCGGCTATTACTGATGAAAGAGGCCTAAAAATTGCAGCAACAGGAGTTAAATTAGTAATTCCTTCAGCGCTTCAATTTACTGCTGACAGACTTATGAATTCTGCTGGTAGAACAGGCACTGCTGATAACGACATTAACGCAATCAGAAATATGGGAATGATCTCTGGTGGATATGTAGTAAACAACTACTTAACTGCTGCGAAGAAATTCTTCATTAAAACTGATGTGCCTAATGGTCTAAAACACTTCAGCAGATCACCTATCAAAACTTCTATGGAAGGTGATTTCGATACTGGTAATGTTAGATACAAAGCGAGAGAAAGATATGTATTTGGATTTTCTGATCCAAGAGGTATCTTTGGTTCAAACGCAACATAATCAATAATTTTAAAAGGGCCGAACACAATTCGGCCCTTTTTATTAAATAAGGTGAAAAAATGAAGAAATTCCTAGTAAATATATGGGCTTACGACTACCACGGAAAATTTGAAGTGGAGTCTGATGACAATCCAACCTCATTGGAAAAAGCAATAGTTGACAAACTAGGACAAAATGATATTATCTGGGAAAGAACGGGAATGTTTTCTCCGTTAAACAGAATAACCTATGAGGAGGTTACTTATGATACAAGACCTATACAAAGCAAAAAGGTCCTTGGAGTTGAAGTGGGAACAGGAGCATCTGGATAATAACAGATATACTCTTGAAATGGTCAGAATTGATGACAAAGTAAAAGAGATCATCACAAAGATCAAGCTGGAAGAAGCAGCAATTGCCCACAGACAGAACAATGTTGAAGGTTCTGCTCCAGAAGTTTCTGTAGCTACTTAATTAAAAGCTACATTTAAAAATCACACATATACCGTAGGCTCTCTTGCGCTCTATTAAAAACTAGTGTATAAATTAATCACTATACATTTAATAAACGATGAATGCTGACGCGTATAGTCGACAACCCTAGGGACAGTATTCAGATATCTAGGAGGATATTAATATGGCAAATACTACTTTTTCGGGACCGATAAGAGCGGGAACGATTTCAAACACTACAGGTACAACACTTGGTGATAACGTTGCAAACGTTGGTCAAGTTGTAATGTCTCAATCAATTATGATTGATGCAGCAGTAGCAGCTGGAACAACTACTTACAACGTAGGTGTAATACCAAAAAACTCACAACTACTTACAACTACAATTAGAGTTGCAGTAGTAAGTAACCAAGGTACTACAGCAACTGTTTCAGTTGGAAAAACAGGATCAGCTGCATTCTTTATAGCTAATACTAACATCAAAGCTTTAGGAGAAACTTCTTCTATAGCTAACGGCGCTTTAGATGAAGCTGATAGATTTGATGCTGATACACAAATTACAGCGACTCTTATAGCTGCAGGAAGTACTGCAACTACAGGTCAAGTAAGTGTTACTTTTACGTATGTTCAAGCTAACAATTTACAAGACGCAACAGCAGTATAATAATTAATTAAGTGTGGGCTTCGGCCCACACAATAATTTAACAGGAGAAAAAATGGCATCATACTCAAGTGATCAATTAGTAGCCCACGCTACAGCAGATGGACAAATGGTTCCTACAGGACAAAGAGCTAGAATAACAGGCATTCAAGCAGAAGGTGCAGCAAGTTCTAGTATTATTTTTAAATCTGGTGGAGCAGCTGGAACTACAATCGCTACATTTAAATTTGGAACTGAAGGAATAGACTTTTATGTTCCAGGTTCTGGAATTTTATTTGACGATGGAATCTATTTAGATTTAACTGCAACACCTGGTGTTACTATAACATTTACGTAGGAGTAAATTGTGGCTACAATAACTTATAC